AGGAATCTAAGTAGATTTAAACCATCAACGACTGGACTCGTAGCTAATGCAAATATAGCTTCAAGTGCAGCGATAGCTAAAACTAAATTGGCAGCATTAGATATCGTAAATGCTGATATTAATGCGAGTGCAGCTATAGCAGCTACAAAAGTAGGAACAATGGCAACTGCTAATATGCCAAATGGTTCATGGATAATGTTACATAGTGTTGCATTAGGAGTAGATGCTGCTCAAATTATTTTTGATAATAATTATATTACAACTGCCTATGATGATTATGTAATGATTGGAAAAAGTTGTGCTCCAGATACAGATAATGATGAAGCAGTCATACGAGTATCTACTGCTAATAGTGCAGGAAACTTAGTTACTTGTGGTCATGCAAGAAGTTATTTAAGATTAAATGCAAATCCTGCACAAGGTGCAGAAGCAGGAAGTGGCACACATGTTCAAATAGCAACAGATTTAGGAAATGATGCTAATAGAGGTGGTTATTTTACAGCTTGGTTTTATGGCTTAAATAATACATCTCATTATAAATATATGAATTTTACATACACTGGTAAACACAGTAGTGATGAATACACTTGGAGAGGTGGTTCATCTCTAGCAACAACAAGTGCTGTAAACTGGTTAGCTTTTAAATTTAATGCAGGAAATATTAAGGCAGGAGCAAGAGTAGCATTATATGGAATTAAAGGAAGTAATCATAGTTAGGAAATAATATGCCACTATCAAAGATAACAGCAGCAAGTATTACAGATAATACTATAACTAATACTCAGATTAATTCTAGTGCAGCCATAGCTAAAGCTAAATTAGCATCATTAGATATAGTAAATGCAGATATTAATGCTAGTGCAGGAATAGTTTTTTCTAAATTGTCTGGAGTTACTAACGGAATAACTGAAGCTGATGAGTTTAGATTTAACACTAATCCTAATAATATAACTGGTACATTAAATAGTTGGGAAAGAAATGATAATAGCTTTGAACTAATTGGAAGTGGAATGACAAATTCCTCTGGTGTATTTTCTTTTCCAAGCACTGGTAAATATCTAATAAATTTTCATCTGTATGTTTATTCAAATTCTTTTACTAGAGTTAATGATATGTATGCTCAAGTTACAAATGATAATTCAAATTATTATACAAATATGTATCATTCTTTTCCTATACCTTGGTCATCAAGTTATATGCACACTGGTGGCTCTACAAGTGCAGTATTTGATGTTACAAACACAACAAACTGTAAAATTAAATTTTTAGTAAACTTTGAAAGTCCAGCTAATGTTTGGGTACAAGGTAGCACGACTGCAAATAATACATATGTACAATTTTTTAAATTAAGTGAAACTTAAAATTATAAGATTAAAAATGTTATAAATAGAGTATAATAATAAAAAACTCTAGGTTACAATATGGCTGCTCCAAGTTCCAAAACAACATTAATAGATTATTGTAAAAGAAGATTAGGTGAACCTGTTATCGAAGTCAATATAGATGAAGAGCAGGCTGAAGATCGTGTTGACGAAGCTCTAGAATACTATCAAGAATTTCACTCTGATGCTACAGTAAAAGGTTACATGAAACATCAGATAACTGGTACTGATGTAACTAATGAATATATCTCCGTTTCTACTGATATTATTCAAGTCTCAAAAATGTTTGCTTTAAGCAGTTCATTTAATACATCTAGAAATTTTTTTGATATCAAATATCAAATGATGTTAAATGATTTAGCAGATTTTGCCACATTCACGGGTGATCTTGCGTATTACGAACAGATCCAACAATACTTAGCTTTATTAGATATGAATTTAAATGGTGCGCCAATTGTTAACTTTTCTAGAAGACAAAATAGATTATATATTCATGGAGATTTTGCTGATAAAGATATTCAAGCTGGAGATTATATTGTAGCTGAGGTATATAGTATTATCAGCCCAACTACTCATACTAGTGTTTTTAATGATATGTGGTTAAAAGAATATACTACAGCATTAATTAAACAACAATGGGGATCTAACTTAATAAAATTTGATGGAATGCAATTACCAGGAGGAGTGCAATTAAATGGTCGACAATTATATGATGATGCTACTAATGAAATTGTAGCTTTACGAGAAAGAATTAGAGTTGAACACGAATTGCCACCAGATTTTTTTGTGGGATAATGTATGGCCACAAATTATTATTTTCAACAAGGGGTAAAATCAGAACAAGATTTATATGAATCTATAGTTATAGAATCTATAAAGATGTATGGCCAAGATGTTTATTATCTTCCGAGAGACATTGTAAATTTAGATGATGTATTTAAAGACGAGGCTGCATCACGATTTAATTCTTCACATAAAATAGAAATGTACATAGAAAACGTCGACGGGTTTGACGGTGAGGGAGACATCTTTACAAAATTTGGAGTAGAAATTAGAGATCAAGCTACTTTTGTAGTAGCAAGAAAAAGATGGTCAGCTCAAGTAAAACATTATGACAGTGAAATTACAGCAATAAGACCTTTAGAAGGCGATCTTATATATTTACCTTTCGCTAAAAAAATATTTCAAATTCAAAGAGTTGAACATGAATCTCCTTTTTATCAATTAAAAAATGTTCCAGTATATAGATTATTTTGTGAGTTATTTGAATACACCGGTGAAGATATTGATACTAACATTGTGTCTATTGATAATGTAGAAAAAACTGGATATGAAGTAGCTCTTACATTACAGGATTCTAGTGCAACAGGATTTATTGTAGGAAATGATATAAGACAACAATTTTCAGATAGTGCATTAGGAACTGTTAGTTTAACTGGAGAAATAACTGAATACAATGACTCTACTAACATAGTAAAAGTTACTCATTTAAGTGCTACTGATGGTAAATTTCATATGTTTACAACTGGAAATATTACATCTTTAGATTCAACCGGTATTGAATTAAATAGATTTACTAGAACTATAACAGCAGTTAATGAAGAACTTGCTCAAGCATTAAATCAAAATAGTGACTTTGACACCGTAAGTACAACCTTTTTAGACTTCTCCGAAGAAAATCCTTTCGGCGATCCATCGGATATGTAATATGTTTGGAAACCATTTTTATCATAAAAAAGTAAGAAAATGTGTAGCTATGTTTGGCTCACTTTTTAATAACTTATATGTAATTAGATTAAATTCATCTGGAGCTTCAACCAGCCAAATTAAAGTACCATTATCTTATGGACCAAAAAATAAATTTATCGAAAGAATTAATGAACAGCCAGATTTAACCACTGGAAGTAAAGTAGCTATAAAATTGCCAAGAATGTCATTTGAGATTACAAACTTTTCATATGATGCTAATAGACAATTACAAAAAATAGCTAATTTTAATAGAGCTACTTCAATAGGAGATGTCAATTCTAGACAAAAGTTTTTTGTTCCAGTGCCATATGATATTGGATTTCAGTTAAGTATATATGCAAAAAACCAAGATGATGGGTTACAAGTTGTAGAACAAATTTTACCTTTCTTTAATCCTCAATATAGTTTAACGATGAAACCATTTCCAACCGACTTTCCTGACATTAAAGAAGACATACAAATTATATTAGAAGGCTTAAACTTAGCTGATGACTATGAAGGATCTTTAGAGCAAAGAAGAACAATAATTTACACTATGTCTTTTCAAATGAAAGTGAATTTTTATGGACCAACACAACGATCAGATATAATTAGAAAAGCTATTTCAAATGTGTATAATCAAGGAGCCGGTGTACTTGATTCTGATGTTTCAATTGAAACTATAACAATTACTCCAAATCCAAGTAATGTTAGTCCGGATAGTGATTTTGGATTTAATGAATCAATAGTAATTAATTTTGACAGTGCGAGTTAATAATGAGTAAAAAAAATATTAAAGATGATTATGAATATTCTCGAGAAACTTACTACGACCTTTTAGAAAAAGGCAAACATAGCTTAGAGTTGATGATAGAAGTTGCTAGAGAATCCGAACATCCTAGAGCCTTTGAAGTTCTTTCTGGCATGATGAAAAATATGGCAGATATTAATGATAAATTAATGGACTTAAATAAGAAAGAAAAAGAAATAAGTAATACAGATGAGCAAAAACAAATCAATGGTACAACAAATAATAATGTTTTTTTAGGCTCAACTTCTGATTTACAACGACTTTTAGGCAATAAGGATTTTGTTAATGTTACACCAAAAAGAAACGTATCTAACTAACAGTAATGTAAAAAGAGACGGAGTAGTACAAAATTGGAAAGCTGAAGATGTTAAGACTTATCATCGATGCATGAAAGACCCTGTATATTTTACTCAAAATTTTATTAAAATAATTTCTTTGGATACCGGTTTAATTAATTTTGAACTTTATAAGTATCAAAAGAAAATGTTTAAACAGTTTACAAAAAACAGATTTAATATTGTTTTAGCTTGTAGACAATCAGGAAAATCTATCTCAGTATGTGCATATCTTCTGTGGTATGCATTATTTAATCCAGAAAAAACCATTGCAATCTTAGCTAATAAAGGAGCTACTGCGCGAGAAATGTTATCAAGAATAACATTAATGTTAGAAAATATTCCTTTTTATCTACAGCCTGGAGCTAAAGCCTTGAATAAAGGATCTATAGAGTTTAGTAACAATTCTCGTATTATTGCTGCAGCAACTTCTGGGTCATCTATTCGTGGTCTTTCAGTCAATTTGTTATATCTTGATGAGTTTGCTTTTGTTGAGAGAGCTTCAGAATTCTATACTTCAACATATCCTGTTGTCACAGCTGGAAAAAATACTAAAGTCATAGTAACATCTACAGCCAATGGAATAGGAAATACATATCATAAATTATGGGAAGGTGCAGTGCAAAATGTCAACGTGTTTAAACCTTTTAGAGTAGATTGGTGGGATGTTCCAGGAAGAACTGCTAAATGGAAAGAAGAAACCATTTTAAATACATCACAATTACAATTTGATCAAGAATTTGGTAATACATTTTTTGGAACAGGTGATACTTTAATAAACACTGAAACTTTATTAGCATTAAAAGCAGAAGCACCTATTGAAAGAATGGAAAGTGCAGCCTTAAGTATTTACAAAAAACCTGTCCCTAAACATAATTACGTCATGACAGTAGATGTTGCAAAAGGAAGAGGACAGGACTATTCAACTTTTACTTTGATCGATATTAGCACTAGGCCTTTTGAACAGGTTGCTGTGTATCGCAATAACACTATCTCTCCTATTCTCTTCCCTACTATTATCTATAAATATGCGAAATTGTACAATGAAGCTTATGTTATAGTTGAATCAAATGATGTAGGTCAGGTAGTATGTAATGGATTATATTATGATTTAGAATATGAACACGTTCATGTAGAATCTGCAATTAAATCTAATGCAATTGGTGTTGAAATGACTAGAAAAGTTAAAAGGCTTGGGTGTTCTGCAGTAAAGGACATTTTAGAAACTAATAAATTAAATATATATGATGAACATACAATAATGGAAATTTCTACCTTTGAAGCTAGAGGAACTTCTTATGAAGCTTCAGATGGTAATCATGATGATTTAATGATGAATTTAGTAATGTTTGGATTTTTTGCGACAACAGATTTCTTTTCAGATATGACTAATATTGACATTAAACAAATGATGTTTAAACAAAAAATGAAAGAGATAACAGATGATCTTCCGCCATTTGGTCATATAGATGATGCTGAAGATTATATACAAACTTTAGAAGAACAAGAAGATAGCCAAAAATGGTACATAGAATATCCGGATTTGCACCCAGATTTATGAGTTTTCATTTTTTATAAATAGATATAAGAATGACTATTCTTGTTATGTAACACTTATAATTTAGTTTTCGATAAAGGGGAAAAAAATGGCGTTATTCACTCCATCAGAATCACCTGCGGTAGTAGTAAAAGAAGTAGACCTTTCGGGTGTAGTCCCTAATGTTCAAACTTCAACAGGTGCTACAGTAGGCAACTTTCGTTGGGGCCCAGTAGAAGAAAGAAAAAAAGTTAGTAATGAAAGCGAATTGGTAAGTACTTTTTCTTCTC